AATGGGCGATACGAAGCAAGGCTATCAGTCGAGGCACGGGAAGCAAAGCAGCAGGCGATAGAAGAATACGGGAAAACCAAAGTTATGGAAATTGAACAAGAGAATGGGATATATGAAATCGCTATGCCATGGCAGCGGACGAACGAAATTGATAGTATTAAAGCGGACGTGTCGGTCGTGCTGAAAACCGCGAAACAGCGACTTGAAGGTTGGGCGTGGCGTAAAGGCTATGAATTACGCAATCCAGCAATGGCAATATTCACGCTCAAGGCAGTACACGGCTACACGGACCAGCCGCAGGAAATTAATCTATCTCAAAATAATCTCCAACTTAATATCAAAATAGAACAATCACCCTTAAAGCAGCCTGTAATAACGGTTACAGAGGATTAGGGTCTTTTGTGCAAATTGCCGATAGCTACATTATATTAGTGTAGCTATTTTTGCATTATCCGCAAAGCCCTGATATCAGCAGGTTTCGCATACGATTTCATATAATATGTATTATGTGCAATGTGTTTCGTTTCAGTCAATTCCGATCCCTGTTAGGCCCTGCTTCCCTGCTCCGATTAGGGGGGGCTACCCCCGAAACCCGTGTTTTGCAGTGTTAGTAAACTCTAAAGATATCCCCCCCGAGCACCACCCCAACCAAACAGGGGGGTACCTCTCGTAGCTATTTTTTAAAATAATCGGCTGTGAATTTTAAAATTAATCTGCAAAAAAGGTTCTGCTGATTTGACTTTGTTGAGAGTAAGGATTGATTAAACTGAGCACACACGAACAAAAGGAGGTTTTTGAAATGTTATTTTTTATAAAGGGCAAAGGTAAAAAGTCGTCATTGAGCGTTGTTGACGAGGCAGAAAAGATTATCAATACGCATTCTTATGAGATATGCAGCTTGTGTGATAGGAACAATGAATGTGAGAATTATTGTTTGCCGGTAGAAATGTTTGTGCAGATAGTAGACGAGCGGGACGAATTGACACGGTTGAGAATGGTAAGAAATATTGAACACTTATTTACAGATATTTAAGGAATTCGGACTTTACTCAGTGCGCTAAAACCTAAGAACAAGAAGCGTTTTTTCGGGCGACACACTTCTAACGCTTATGGCAGTAAAGCAAAATGAGGTTTTCGACCTGTTGCGGAGAGCAACAGGATAAGTTGCGGAGCGCAACAGGTTAACAATAGAAACTCAGGGTTGACAATGGTATATAATGGGGGTTGACAAATGCACAAAAGAGATAGCGAAAGAAAGGTAGTAATAAGAGACCACGACCACAGCAACGGCAAGGTATACCGGGAGATAATTGATGTAGAGACAGGCGAAATTATTAAAAGCTATTGGATTGCTGAAATGGATAAACTTCCTGGCAGACCTGAGAGAGGCACCAAAGCTTATTTCGTGAAGTTATACCGCACAAACTGGCGTGATATAGTAAGCAGCAAAAAACTGACTCCGTACGAAATAGGGGTATTCAGTATGTTGTTGGCGTATGTAGATTGGCAATCACCTTATATTGTTCACCCGAAAACAGGAAAGAATATGAGCGAAAGTGAAATCGCAACCATTCTAAGCATTGACAGAAGTCGATTTCATGTAACTGTTCAAGGGCTTGTAAATAAAGGGCTTGTGGCAAAAGTGAGCAAAGGAAGCGGGCGGGAAAGTCACTTTATGTTGAATACAAACATATGTTTTCACGGCAACACAATACGAGATGTAAACGACCACAATGTATTTGCAAAGGATTGTGCTTACAAGCCTGCATTAGAAATCAGATACAGGCAAAGCCAAAACAAATAAGCTGTAGAGGACAATAGATTTGACCTTTATTGCCTTCTTGAATGTGTATTCTTAAACTGGATGAAATTAATACATGTAAGGAGATGGTTTTTATGAGCAAAGAATTATCTGACATATTAAAAATTAAACTTAACAAGCTTGGAATAGGAACGTGGAAAGCCCAACTGGGTAATCTTTTAGAGGCTATGTGTGGTAATGCAACTGTAGAGCATGATTATGCTAGGGGACATGCTGATGCTGGCATAGTCGAGGCTGAATTACCTGCAAGCTCAACTGTGGTTTTGCACTTTTCAAACAGTGATGCGGCGGCAAATTTCCTTATTCCAGATGATGTTTACAAGACCTATGTTGTAATAAACGGAACGAATTACAACGTGACTTTAAAGGCGGGAAGTAAAGGGCAAGTCATCCCAAAAGGGTTATTGACTGTAGTTTATGCGAAGGATGGATTTCAGGTTATAGGCGATTCTGTAACGCTTGATGGATTACAAACATTTACTAACAAAACGTTGTCAGCTCCGATAATAAACAATCCTGTGATAACCGGTGCAAAGTATGACCAAGATACCTTTGTGGTGCATGCGTTTGAGGGGGATGATGTCGTATGGAATGTTACTTATGACGAGTTAAAAAATAGTGCCTTTATAGTTGGAGGTGCAACAGGCGCGGTTACTGTAACATTGCCGGCAAGACCAACAGCGAATAAGACTTTGCCAATAATAAACATGTCAGGGCAGGCAGTGACTGTCAAAGGACCCGGTGAAGATGTGGGCGTGACTATTGTAGCAACTAAAAACGCTATACTCTATTATTTTCAAAATGTGGTAGTCAGATTGACACCGGACGCATAAAGAAAAGCGCAAATCCCACAGTGCCTTTAATACAAAAAGGTATAATTTAAGGACAGAGAAACACCTGTCCTTTTTATTTGACCTTTCTTGCCCTTTGATTCCTCTATTGTTAAATCGGAGGGATAGTATGGCACCAAAGAAGAACTTCAAGAAAGGAGCTGGAGCGGCTCCCCAAAAAAAATTACAGACGAGGAATATAACATTATCGCATAAGCAAGGGTTGTTTATATATGACAAAAAAGTGCAAGAATGCGATTTTGTGTTGTACGGTGGAGCGGCCGGTGGCGGCAAGGCGGTTAGTGTAGATTCTCTTGTCGCAACACCTTTCGGATTTAAACTTAATGGCGATTTAAAGAAAGGTGATTTAGTTATAAACCCTAGAACTGGTGGAGCATGTACTGTTGTTCAAGCCCATGATCCAATAATGTGCGACGTCTGGAAGATTACGTTTGATGATGGAACTTCAATGGAATGCAACAAAGACCATCTTTGGGCTTATCGTTGTTCAGGGAATAGGAACAAAAGATATGAAAAGGAGCGTTCCCTAGGAGAAATTGACCCTTGGCTTGGTGGTTATAAGGTAGGCGATACACTCGAGCTAAAGAAATGCGTTGACAGAGCGAAAGACCAACAAAACAGAGGAACTAGGGCAAATTGGGTTAATATTCCCGTGGCAAGAGCAACAGAATTTACAGTTATATGTAAAAATCCAGATGCGAGATGGCTTGTTGATCCTTACTTGCTTGGGCTTTTAATCGGTGATGGTTGTATAACCACAGGGTTTAGTGTTTCTTCGATGGATGAAGAGATATTGAAATATGTTGAGGATATTGTGCCAGAGCGTTATTCAGGAAGAACTACTCCAATAGATAGAGGAATTAATATAATATGTCCAGAATTGAGAGAAAATTTAAAACAATTAGGAATTAGTAATCACTATTCATATGAAAAATTTATTCCCGAAGCGTACAAAGTTGCCCCTCTTTCAATACGTATACCGTTAATGCAAGGCTTAATGGATACGGACGGTTACGTTGATGATAGAGGGCATATGTCATATTGTACCACAAGCAAACAGCTTGCGGATGATGTTGCCTGGCTTGCACGTTCTTTAGGTGCTTATGCAAAAATAACCGAAAAACAACCTACATATACACATAAATGCGAGAAAAAAGAGGGGCGATTAGCTTATAACGTATGGATTAAGCCGCATGACCCGAAGATGTTTGTAAGGCTTACAAGAAAACTTGATAGGGCAATAGATAGTCAAACACAACCATTACGACAAGTGGTATTAGTTGAAAAAATGCCTTATCAAAAGGAAATGCGTTGTATAACTTTAGATACAATAGATGGCCTTTACATAGTTGGCGAGGACTTTACTGTTACTCATAACAGTTATGCTATTTTAGTAGATGCACTGTATTATGCCAATGAATACAAAGGAAGTAAGCAGCTTATCCTCCGTGAAACATTCCCTGAACTCGAGAGAAGTCTTATCATGGTATCTCAACAGTTATATCCTACTGATGCTGCACAATATGATGCTTCTAACCACAAATGGTATTTTTATAATGGCTCAATAATTGAGTTTGGATTTCTTGAAAGTGATAACGACGTTCAGAAATATCAGTCAGCAGAGTATGACAGGATATTTTTTGATGAAGGCAGCCATTTTAGCGAATACAGAATTACATATATGCGCTCTCGAATTAGAGGCACAAACGATTACCCAAAGCAAACTAAGATTTGTACTAACCCCGGAGGATTAGGACACAGATACCTAAAGAAAACCTTTGAAATTGGAACAAAAGAACCATACAAAGTTAGAAAATATTTCCTTGGAACCGACATGAACGGAAATGATCTATACGAAACAAGAGTGTTTATACCTGCATCGGTATACGATAACACCGCACTAATGAAAAATGACCCAGGCTATATTAAAAATTTAATGCAATTACCACTAAAAGAAAGAGAACAGCTATTAAACGGGAATTGGGAAATAGACGAAGAAGCAGCTTTTCCCGAATTTGACAGAGAAATTCACGTAATCAACATGACAAAAACATTCCCGACAGGAATACCGAATCATTGGAGAAGATGGATCAGCGTAGACAATGGATATGCAGACCCTTACGCATGGTATTGGTATGCAGTAGACGAACAGGGCACGGTTTATGTGTATCGTGGTTTTACAAGAAAGAGAGACGACAAGAAAACACAGTTTGTTTACACCGAACAAGCAAGGCGTGTTGTTGAAAAATGCTCATATTCAGAGATTGTAAATGGGCAGATTGTCGAAAAGCAAGAAAAATATGGCTATATTGTTGCAGGGCATGACGCATGGTTTAGCAATGTTAGAGATACACAAGGGAAAACGCTTATTGATTACTACCAAGAGGGCGGATTGCACGGGTTTATAAAAGCCATAACAGACAGAAAGTTGAGAAAAGCTGTTATACATGAGTATTTAGCACCGAAAAAGGATGAAAACATAGGTAAGATGGTGGCAAAGGTATACATAGCTGACAATTGCCCTGAACTTATTGAGGCACTTGCGGAGATAGCAAGAGACCCCGATGATTATGAGAAGTATGCGGAAGATAGCGAACTGGACCATTACGTCGACAGCTTTGGCTATGGATTAATTTCATGGCATTCGCAGAAATCTAAAAGGTTTCAGGCTGAGAGAACTGAAATACAAAAACATAAAGCGAAATTATCAAAACACTTAAAGCGAAGTGGCTTTAAAGCAGGTTAGAGAAAGGATTGATTAATATGCTTACAATAACGAAATTTCCGTACAAAACACGTTGCGACGTGAACAAATGCAGCAGGCGTGGGGAGTGGTCTGTGGGTGAGGAATACGGTCCAAAGACAACGAGGTTTAACTATTGCGAAGAACACTTAATAGAACTTGCAAAGGAAGCGATAGAGTTATTCCCTGATAAGATTAGCGTTCCCGAAGTTGTTCAGGAATTTGAACCGGTAACGCCAAAAGCATTACCGTTAACGGTAGAGCTTAAAGAATCCTCAACAATAACGTGGGAAAACAACGATGCAAAGGTTGAGGACATGCAAAAGGAAATAGACGAACTTAAAGCTGCGTTGCAAGTTAAAACCACAGCGCACGAATGTTTGAAAGAACAAATTGAGGAATTGAGAAAAGAAGTGGCAGCACAAAAAGCAAAGTCAAAACCAAAGTCAACAAGCACAAAAAAGGCGGTGAAGTGACATGACTCCATTTGAAAAGGCGATAGAGAAACTTAAAAAGGGTAAAGCGACTGTAGAAATGGCTGAAAGAACAAAGCCCGAAAAATCGAAAGAAGCTAAGAAGAATACTGCCGTAGATTTAGATTGGAGTAAGCCATGCCTATACATAACAAACGAGTTGAACAACCTTGTTAAAGACGCAAATGTGGGCGACATTGTTTATGTTATTTGTCAGTGCAGAGTAGGTTCTATCACAGAAAATTCTTACACAGAGGGAAAAGAAATAAAGAAAACAAGAGAAACAAGGTTAGTCATAGAGGATATGGCTGAATTGTCTTAGGAGGCATCATGCAAGACGTTTTAATCATTGTTATACTCGCTCTTTTAGCCGTTATCATGGTACAACAGATATTTCATACAAAGGAGCGTAAAGACCTTTACAACCGGATTATGGCAAGGGATTTGACGGAATACACCCATATGAAACAACACGACAAAGAAAATGATAAGCGGCTAAGTGCGATGACGAAGAAATATAACGAGTACCGGAATAAATGGAAGTTATAAAGGCAGGTGGTAGGGATGGCATTCCTTGATTATTTCAAAAATGTGTTCAGCTCAAGGAGCACGGAACAAAAGCAATCCTTGCAATACAAGGAAGAATACGTTTCATTGGTCAAGAAGAAATATGACAAGTGGCAAAAGGAGCGTAGACCGATTGAACTGCAATGGAGCTTAAATATGAATTTCCTTAACGGGAATCAGTATTGCGACATTAACCTTGTTTCCAAAACCATAGACCAAATAGAGAAATTTTATGACTTCGAGGAACGAGAAGTATACAACCAAATTGCGCCAATTTATGAAACTCGTATCGCAAAATTAAAGAAAGTCAAACCTGTGCCTATCGTGCGACCTGCTACAAACGAATCCGGCGATCTTATGGCAGCAAAAGCAAGTACATTCGTTGCAAAGGGGCTGGAGCAAAAACAAAGGATGATTGAAAAACGAGCACAAATGACGGCATGGGCTGAGATTTGTGGCGGGTGCTTTGAAAAAAAAGTATGGAATCAAAACGCTGGTAGATTGATAGGGGAAATTGATGGAACACAAGTTTATGAGGGCGATATTGAAAAAATAGTTGTTCCTTTTTTTGAGATATTCGTACCAAGTAATCACGTTCATATGGAAACGCTTAGAGAGATTATTCATGCAAAAGTATATTCAAGAAGCGACATAAAAGAGATATGGGGCGTTGATGTCAAGGGTAGGCAAGTAGATATTTATACATTAGAGCAAACTAACGTTGGTACAGGTGGGCAGTACATGATTAACACTACATACAAGGTTGTTCCAACTATGGTAGATGATTCAGAAATAGTTACAGAGTATACATGCTTACCGTGTAGAGACTTCCCGAACGGCGTTGTTATATTAACCGCAGGAACTGAACTGCTTGAAGTAAAAGAATTTTCATACAATGTGGGCGAGAGCGGCAAGCCCGGACTTCCATTTGTTATGCAAGCTTGTGTTGATAACCCGACACAGTTTTGGCCGACATCAGTAATTGAAAGGCTTATCCCGATACAAAGAGCCTATAACTTTGTGCGCAATCGGAAACAAATGGCGTTAAACAGAAAAGCATTAGGTGTGTTAGACATTGAAGATGATGGCACGGTAGACATTGAAAATCTTGAAGAAGAAGGATTACCCCCCGGGAAAATACTTGTTCGTGGACGTGGAACAAGGGCAGCAACGTTTCTTAGAGACGGCGGAAGCCTTAATGACTTTGACATAGAAATAAAACAGTTAGAGCGTGACTTTGAGCGTATTTCAGGTGTGTCGGCTTATTCTTCAGCAAGCATAGTTCCGTCAGGAATTGAGTCTGGCGCAGCGTTGGAAAAGCTTAGAGAAGCCGGAGATGATAGGTTGTCGCTAACGGCTGAGAATATTAATAACGCAGCAATCCAGTCATTCAAAATAGATTTGAGAATGTATAAACAGTTTGCAAAGGGCCCGAGGTTGCTCAGGTATGTAGGCGAAAATAACGATGTTATGATATTTGACTGGCAAGCTAATGATCTACAAGCGGAAGATATAGTTGTTGAAAAAGAAGATGCATTGTCACAGACACCAGCACAAAGAAAGTCAATGGCAATCCAACTAATGCAATATGGATTATTTAAGAGTGATGTTGATTCAACAGTTCGCTCAAAATTTCTTGAGATATTCGAGCTGGGTAACTGGGAAGACCTTGACAATGTTGACGATCTGCATCGGTCACGGGCTATGCGTGAGAACAAGAACATGGCACAGGGGATATGGGAAATGCCGGACGAGATAGACGACCATGGCTTACATATTACAGAGCATACAAAGTATATGCTTGATATTAACTTTGAGAAGATGAAAGCGCAAGCCCCAGTAATTGCACAAATGTTTTATGAACACCTTAACATGCACAAAGGTATAGTTTCTCAACAGGCACAACAAGCAATGTTGGCACAAATGGCGGCAAGCGGCAACATACCATCGCAAGCACAAGTACAATAGCGAGGTGATCATTTATCTATGAAGAAGCCACTCAAAAGAGTGGTTTTTTCATGCATTAGTGCTTTTTGACCTTTTCTGCCCTTCCTGTGCTTTATATTCAAATTGAACAAACCATGCCGCCGTAAGGCGATAACATAGGGAGGAAAACACATGAAACAACCATTAAGAGTAAACCTACAACTATTCGCGGATGGTGCTCCTGATACATCAGGGCAAGCCCCGTCAATAGAGGATCGTTTAGGTGCAATATTCGACAGCGGAGATGTAACGGCAACAATAGAACCGGTTATTGAGAATTCGGCACAACCTGAACCAACAGCAGAACACACACAGCAAACTGAACCTACACAAGAAATACAGACGCAAACGGTACAGGCGCAGGAAGTAGAAAAACCGGAAACAGAACCTTCGGATGGCGAAAACCTTATCCTTGGAAAATTTAAAAACACTGATGAAGTATTCAAGAGTTACCGGAACCTTGAAAGCACACTGACAAAGACATTCATGGATAAGTCGAACCTTACAAAAGAGAACGCAAAATTATTAGCGCAGATAGATGAATTGAAGAAAGTACCAACAGCAGAGCCGACAATTCCAACAGTAGAAGCGGAACCGGCACAAGTGAACGCAGAAGAATTCCTAGAGGGATTTTACAAAGACCCAATGAAAGCTATACAGACGATTGTTGAAAGCACAACAAAGAAAGTAACTGAACAGGTTAGAACTGAAATGCAAACAAAATACGAACCTGTGATAAGCAAAGTTGAGCATCGTGAGGTTCAGGAGAACTGGACTAATGCGGTATCTGATTTTGCGGGAAAGGCGCCTGATTTTGAACAGCATCTTGATGGAATATTTGAGTACATCAACAAAAACAAATTTGGTGACGAGAAAAGCCCTGATAGAATAACCGCAGTATTAGAAGATGGCTACAGATGGGCTAAAGGCGGTATAGAAATCCCACAGCAGCAACAAGTTCAGCAAAGCGTTAATCCGGATGATTTACTGAAAGATAATGCCTTTATCGAGAAGATTATTGCTAATCCAGAGATAAAGAACAAAATACTTAACCAACACATGGCGGGAATTAAGCAGAATCAACCTCCACAGGTAATAAGCAACAACGGAGGCACATCACCTGCTAACCCACCAGAAAGACCAAAGAATATTGAAGAAGCTGCCTCACTTGCGGGTGCAATATTTGACAGCAACTTCGGATAAGGAAGGGTGATTTTATGGTAACTATAACAACTGCAGGTAACGTCCTAAAGACAGTTTACGAAAAACTGTTAGGCGACCAACTCAATATAGAAGCAACCCCACTTGCTCAAAAGATAGCAATGACCGAACGTAACATTGTGGGTGGTGCAAAGGTAGTTAAGGCGGCTCCATATGGGGTAAATGGCGGCACCGGTTCGTTTTCAGAAAGCGGCTCATTGCCAATAGCGGGCGGCAACTATCATGTAAACTTTGAGTCGACACTTAAAAACATTGGCGGCGTTATTCATATCTCCGATAAGGGTATGAAATCCTCGCTATCTGATAAAGCGGCTTTTGTAAACCTGCTTACTTCTGAGACTGAGGGCTTGAAGAAAGGCGCAAGACTCACATACGCACGTCAGTTTTATCTTGATGGAACAGGTGTATTAACTGCTTGTGGGGTAACAGCCGATTCCGCTACTGTGAACGTGGCAAGTGCTCAGTACCTTATAGAAGGTATGATTGTTGACATTGTAACCACCGCAACCGGCGAACACGTAACAAACGGAACGGCGCGCAGGATTTTAGCAGTCAATAGAGGGGAAAGCCCGAGTATAGTACTTGCAGGAACAGCTAAAGTAACAACCGCTGCGACAAATTCGATAGTAGAGCAAGGATCGTTCGGCAATGAAATGACCGGACTGAAAGCCGTCTTTGCCCAAACGGGGAACATATACGGTCTGTCAAAAAGTGATTATCCGTGGCTTAAACCGTATGTGAACAGCAACGCAGGCGCACTTTCGGATAAGCTGATTATTGACGCAATTATCGACAGAGAGAACATGACCGGATGCAAGATCGACATGTTAATGGTGCATCCTCTTGTTTATACTGATTATTACGATTACATTGAATCAACAAAGAAAAACGTGAACACATTAGACCTCAAAGGTGGATTCCAAGCACTTTCAGTTAGTGGCAGACCAATGGCACAAGACAGATTTATGCCTGCTGCTACAATGTATCTGCTCGATACATCCGAGCTCAAAGTCCATCAGCTTGCAGACTGGGAGTTCATGGATCGTGATGGTGCGGTACTTAAATGGGATTCCGGTTATGCTGGATACAAAGCGGTACTCGTTAAGTATTGCGAAATGATATGCGACAAACCGGGCGCACAGGCTGAACTGTCTGGAATAACATCAGCGACATAAAACATAGAACGTAACACAGTATAGGGGAGGCTTACAACCTCCCCTATTTTCAAATAGGAGAGGAATATGTTGGATATATTTGAGAGAATTACTTACTTCAAAAATGCACATCTAATGATGCCGTATCTGATATATGTTGACGGCGATATTTGCGGTATCACTGAAAGAGTTAAAGAGATAGACCCGAGTTATTTTGTAATGTTTAATCCAAAAACGCAGCAATATGAATTACATAGTTGGGAACAGGAAGATGGCACATTGTGTTTGAATTTGCCTTTTGATGAATTAGACAACAGGACTCTTGAGCGGGCGCGGAAACACAGGGTAGAAAACATTGAAAAGATTATGTCAGAAATGGAAGCTAACAACGCAAGGATTGAGCGTGAAAAAGAAGAAAAGGCTCGTAACGTAACAACAGAAATTACAAAGGATATATACACATATTGCAATCGACACGCAAGGGAGGAAACCGTTGACGCCAAAGCGTTTACTACTCGCTTTGTGTAAAGGAGGGGAATCCGTTGACAGTTAGGGAGATTTTAGCTGAAGCCATGAGCCTTAGCCGTATACCTATATCAGATAAAGACTTTTTAGACAACTTCAATAGGGCAGTATTTGACATCGAAAATAAGCACGACATAGCAAAGCGTGTTGTGAAAAGAGCGGTTGTGTGTGACGACATCAGAGAAGAATATTCGCTTACAGATGGTTGCATGGGTATTCAAAGAGTTTTGACAGGGGACGGTTATTACACGACAAGATATATTGTAAGAGAGAACAATATTATGTTTGATTGCAAGGGTGTTTATTTTCTATACGAAAAACTACCTCACGAAAGGATAACATCTATGAGTGATAAGCCGACAATAAGCCCTGCATATCATTATTCCATAGCCAAGTATATAGCGTCAAAAATACTTGAAAGAACCGATTTAGATTCCTCTAAAAGCTTTATGGAAGATTATATACTTGAGACTGAACAAATGAGCGCAAGTTTAAGAAAAAGTAGTAACACAGGGCGTAGAATAATAAAAGCTCCAATACACAGGTAAGGGGTGCTGAATCATGAAAAAAACAGTGAATGAAATCTTAAAAATAGTTGATGCACTTAAGGAGAACACATTTGATACAATTGCTAAGCTCCAATGGATAAATGAGGTTGACGGCAACATATGGACGGAACTGTTTCAATATAAAGTTATGGTGACAACATTAACAGAGGATGGCGTTTCAAAATACGACCTACCTCCATCTACAGACTTCAATCGAGTTACGAATATTTACATGGATGGAGTAGAGATACCCAAACTAAGCAATTCGCAGTATAAGACAACTGGATATTCAAGAGTTGTGCCCACACCTGGAGGCGGGGGGGTGGCAGTTATGGGAATACCTACAGATATTGAAACAATTGAAATTTATCCAACACCGACAGCTGAGGTTGAGTTAGCGATATCTTTTTTACTGCCATTTGAGCCACATGATATATCGGACATAGTAAATGCTACAGTGTTAGCGGAGTCACCTTTTGAAAAGATATATGTCCACTATATTTCTGCTATGATTGATTTCCACAGGCAGGAATATGATTCATACAACAACATGATAAACATGTTTAATAACTCATATGTAGAATATATGGACTGGTTAGTTAAAAATAAAGCGATAGAAAGGCGTGATTGGAATTGCAACTCTCTCCTGCAAAATATCGCAGTGCAAAGCAAGAGGAACCGGACATAACAAACTTTTACGGATTGAATAGACAACCAAAGAAAAGCAAGGGCGAATTGCAAGACATGAAAAACATGTCGTCTGAATTCCCCGGTTGTGCTTATCCAAGACCGCCAAGGAGCGTATACAAAACCTTGTCAAGTGGCAAGGCATTATTTGCTTGCGCTAATGGCAAATTGGCATGGGTGGACGGCACGAATTTTGTATATGATGGAATAATTAAAGGCACTGTTTCTTCTGTGGTTCCAAAAAGCATAGTAGACTTTTACGGGAACATTATAATATTCCCGGACAAGAAGATATATAACTACAACAACGATACCTTTGAGACTATGGCAAGCACAGGCACATATCCCGAAGAAGGCGCAGTACCAGATATGGATATGATATGTGTATTTGAAAACAGGGTATGGGGCATAAAAGGTTCAAAGTGTTATGTATCTCGATACAACAATCACTTAGACTGGACTAAGTTTTCAGTGCCCAAGATGAATGACGACTCTATATTTATTGAACTCCCACCGGAAAGAGGCAGTTATAAAGGGCTTATTCCTCTTGAAAATCATATGCTGTTTTGCACGAATAATTCTACATACGAGGGTTATGGTAATGCACGAAATTTCATGCCTCAATTGATATCTAATTCGAGAGGAACACTGTCCGGTAAAAGCCTTGTAGAAGTAAACGGCATGGTATTCATGTTGTCTAAAGATGGGGTGAATGTTTATACCGGTTCGATTCCCAGACCCATATCATACAAGCTTGACGAAAAATACGTTTCCGGTGTAGCCGGAACAGATGGTAGACGCTATTATTTGAGTTTATATAACGGCATCAAGTACACGCTGTATGTTTGCGATACAGAGTTGCTAGGTTCTGAATATTCGCCGTGGTACAAAGAGGACGATATAAACGTAATCGACTTTGCGAATGTAAACGGCGTTTTATACGCATTGACCGCAAACAACCAGATTTTAAGATTTAATGATAGCAGCAGCAATGAAGAAGTGGAATGGTTTGTAGAAACTGATGAAATGAATTACGGCTATCTTGGGAACACGTACAGTTTGAGACTAAAGGTTGAAACGGAAATGGAACAAGGGTCAGAGATCAAGGTGTTTATGAAAGTCAGGAATGGTCAGTATGAGTTAAAGGATAACTACCATTACGAAACGGTGGGGTTAGGACACCATATTACAACAATAAAAGTTGAGCGGGCTACATCCGTTAAGTTAAAGATTGTTGGCAAGGGAATGGCAAAAATATTGTCAATCAGAAGAGAGTTTATAATCGGTTCAGACAAGGAGTGATTATATGGCATATTTAGATAATGCTTTGAGGAAAATAGCGAAAGACAAAGGCTACACAGTTGGGTATGATGATGCAACTAAACAGGTTACAGTTGAAAACCCAAAGAGTAAAAAGAAAATATCATTTTTGTCCGGTCAGGGTGCAGAATACGGCATAGGTGGCACAAAAAAGGATGATGGTTCTGAATGGGGCTATAACGTGGTTAGCGATGTAGGATTACTTGACAAATCACTTGCGCCTGATCCTCCTAAGCCTGCATATCAGCCTTTTGAATCGGGTGTAAACTACTTGGATAACGCACTTAGAACCGTTGCGAATAACCGTGGTTATACTGTGGGATATGATGACGCCACGAAGCAAGTCACGGTTGAGAACCCACAAAACAGCAAAAAGATATCTTTCTTATCAGGACAAGGCTCACAATATGGGATAGGTGGAACGTACCAACCTGAGGATTCAAAGTACGGGTACAATCTTGTAAGTGATACTGGTTTATTAGATAAAGCATTAGGGTATGTGTCACCACAACAGAAAGCGGAACCGGGGGAAGTAGCGCAAATTCCTAAAGAATCAGATTATTTTGGTGTTGCCGCTAACAAATACAACATCCCATATAACAAGGAGATAGATCAATTTGTTCAAAGTATAGTTAGCCATAAGCCATATGATTATTCATCGTACGACCCGGCCAAAGATCCGGCATTTCAGCAGTTTAAAAAAAGTGCGATTCAATCTGGAAACGAAGCCTATGCCGATGCTTATGCGGGTACTGCTATTCCCGGTGTTGCTGAGAGTTCAATCGGCAGACAGATTGCAGACACGGCACGTAAAAGGTATGTAGACCAGCTTGACGATGCAGTAATGACATATGCGGAAAAGGCAAGACAAGATTATGAACGGGCGCAGAATAGAGATTATGACGCTCTTAACGCAATCATGGGGACGCAAACATCAAGCCTCAAAAATACAGGTTCGGCAAGAGACATCTTGGCAGACGAAGCAGATACCCTTGCATTAGCAAACTATGAAAACATTCAAGCGGAGATAAACCGAAGAGAAGCAGCTAATCCCGACGACCCTGTTCTCCCATTTTTGAAAGCTGCAAGGCAAGGCAAAATATTTAAACAGGAAGAAGAGGCAAAGATTGCAGCTCAGGCAGATGCAGAGGCTAAGTATAAACAGGCACGGGCAGAAGCGGAAGAGGCGTTAGCACTTGCTAAAACTGAAAATGAAGCAATGAAGATACGGTCAGACGCAGAAAAAGCATTGCGTGATTATGCACTGGATATATGGAAAGCGTCAGGCATTGCAACTAAAGAGGTCTCAGATATGCTGGGTGTTCCTGTTGGTGCGAAGACTGCTGATTATGATATCAAAAAGATAAGCACAGAGATTGACAAACAAGAAGCCGCAACAAAAAGATTCAGCGCAGAGACAACACGAAAGAAAACTGATGCAGACATAGCCAATAAAGGCAAGGAAGAAGAAAAACCATTGTTTGATGCAAATGACTATTACTCTAGTGCAGGCAAGATGAAAGATAGACTTGAAAACGAGATAAAGGAAAGCGGCGTTGATGTAAAAGACATCGGTTATCATGAAACTCCCACATATAAAGTTATAGACTATGTTTTTAATTCTACCCTAAACGAAGATGAAATTGCATCAGTATTAACCATGTTAGGGTACAAGGATTCAGATGTCAGGAAATATACAAGCTATATCCGTCCCAATTACTTTGGAGAGTTCCATACAAATAACTAATAACAAGAAGGTGTAGTTATGGCTATAAATGTTGATTTAATCAGAGAGGGTAAAAAAGTAATTGAATATGAAAAGATGAAAAAGGTGGTTGCCGAGTACAAGACTACCTCAAAACCTGCAACACATCAGACTGTACAAGCTCCGCAGAGCGAAACGCCGAAAGATGCAACAGAAGTAAGCACACAGCCAAGCAGAAGCTTGCAAAATACAACAGTGCAACCAACCACGCAGGCTCAACCTCAACCAATACAGCGGTCTCCGGAAGAAGAATCTTATTTAGAGAATGCTGTTAAGGCAGTTAAAGGGGGTAAGTTAGGCACACAAGAAAAACCGAAGCAAGAACCATGGAAATCATTGCTTACGCCAAGAGACCACCTGGAATATATCGCAGATATACAACAAAAAGCTGATAAGGCAGAAGCGGAAGAAATTAAGGCAAGGGAAGAATTTATAAGCCGTAAACCCGCCGGAACACCGCAAACCATAGCAGATAAAATCAAGGGGCTTTTTAAGAGAGAAGAAGAACCTAAAAAGGAATTAACCCCAAAAGAGATTGTCGATAAAATGCCTATGGAACAACAGGTACAAACGCTTGAGAGATATTTCAATGCTCCTTACGTTGCGGAGGGCGTTAAGGCTCCGGGCGTTGAAAAGATTGACCGAACAGATGTAGACCCTGTTAATTTAGCTGATCCTTCAACTATACCGGGCTATCTTATAAATAAAGCTGCATCAGGCTTTTATTCTCCTGTTGAGGGATTGCAGCAAGCACAACAAATGTTGAGTCCACAAACGCCGGAGGGGCTGGACTTGCCTATATCAAAAGGCGAAGCTATTCAAAAAGCTGTTGCCGATAAGATGGCAGAGGGCAGGATGAAGTTAGAAGAAGCTGGAGAAGAGCATCCAAAAGCTATCAGGCGGTTAGGTTCAGGCGTAGAGGGTGCGGCCGCTATGGTTCCGACCATGCTTTTAAATGTAGCAAGTGGGGGAATGGGTATGGCGGCGGCAGGTCCACAAATGGGGCTTGCACTAATGGGAGCGCAGGCAGCTGGTAATTCTTATAGTCAGGCAAGGTCAGAGGGAGCATCACACAATCAGGCGTTAGCGTATGGTATCGGTTCAGGATTACTCGAAACGGGTATAGAAAAACTATTCGGCGGTATACCGGGCACAAAAGGCGTAGCTGATTCTTTAACTGATTCGCTTGTAGACGGCATAAAAAGAAAAGGCTTAAAATGGGCGGCGAGTAAAGTATTCGACTGGGGAGGCGAGGCATTAGAAGAGCAATTAACCGCAGTATTAGACCCAGCTTTAAAGAAACTTACATACGACAAGAATGCCCCGGGTGCAACATTTGATGAAATTATAGAAGCTGGCATATCAGGTATGTTAGTATCTGTTATAATGGGCACTCCTGTTGATGTTGTTAATGCTGTTAATTATGCGAGGGCATCAAAGGACATCAAGAGCGCAGCTACTAAACTGAATAAAGATGCTAAAAATATACTCACCGGTGAATATGCTATCGCTGAATTAAACCCTGATACCGCTACATTTGAAGATGTGCAAAACTATGCTGATAAAATAAATGATGCGATAAAGGAAAAGGCACGGGAACTAATGAGCGCAGAGCAATACGATTTGTACGAAACGACTATTGACGTTGCTGAAAAAGCAAGTGCAGTTGAAATGGCACAGGCGAAGTCTGGTAGCGAATATGCGGATATTAATTTGGAGATCGCACAAAGCGAACTTGCGGAAGCGCAAAAGAAATTAGCTGATGCAACAGAAAAAGCAGATGTTAAAGCGAAAATTAAAGAAAAACCTGCTCAAGAGAAATCTCCAATACAGGCGTTTGACGAGGCTATATCAAAACAGCAAGATATTGTTGACGATTTTTCGTATAGAAAACTCTATCTTGAAGAAGATGTTGACAAAGAGATGGAAACAGAAATGATCCGCCTGCAGGAACTGAAAGATGCAAAAGAGCAGTACATTAAAGATGTTCAAGCAAGAGAACGAGAGGCACAAAGAAGTTACGATTATGAGAGTGGGAATATTCCTATACAACAACTGATGGCAGAGAGCGAAGTGCGTAAAACGGAGGAAACCCTACCTATCCAAGCCGTGGAGCAGGTTGAAACGGAAAGACAAGATATTATACCAAAAGAGGCAGAACCCGTTATAGAGGCAAATAGACAGGTTCAGAGCGGAAAAGAAAAGCTTGTCGATATAGCTAAACCCACAGAGATGGTTAAACGTGAAAACGTGGGGGAAGAAACAAAAGTATACGACAACGATAACAATGAGTACAAAGCCATTTATGCAGTTGTTGACGTAAACAATCTGATTGCCTCTCATGATACGAACTTGAACAAAAATTCAAACTATCCACAAGAATTACAGCCCAGGGAAAGAGAACGTGCAGCATATAGGCTACAGATTGACAGAATGGCGTATGACATTAATCCTGAGTTGCTAGGTGACAGCCCGAGGATTTCAGACGGCGCTCCTATTATTGGGGATGACAATATTGTTGAGAGCGGGAACGGTAGAGTAATAGCACTTAAAAAAATGTATAAGTCTACGAAAAGTAACAAAGGGAAATACACGACGTGGCTTAAAAACAATGCAGAGAAATTTGGTATCAATCCTGATAACTTACCAGATAACCCTGTTCTTGTTAGAGTGCGACAAACTGATGTTGACAGGGCGGAGTTTACTAAAAAAGCCAATGAACCATCTGTGGTGGCTATGAGTTCAACAGAAACAGCTAAAGCCGATTCCACACGGCTTAGTGACAAGATATTAGGGTTGTTTGTAGCTAATGACGATGGTATAATAAATTCAGCAGCTAACAGGCAATTCATTTCTGCTTTTATGGATGGCGTCGTACCAAAAGGTGATGCCGGTAGACATACTACTCCTGATGGCTATTTGTCGCAAGACGGTTTAACTCGATTAAGGAATGCAATATTTTACAAGGCGTATGGCAGTGAAAAGCTTCTTGCACGGATAGCAGAATCGACAGACAATAATATTAAGAACATTACTAATGCACTTATAAATATTGCCAGCAGAACTATTGAAATTAAAAACGGCATTAGGAATGGTTCTCTTTACAACGTAGACTTTTCAACAGACATAACGGGAGCGGTGGAAAAATATATCGAACTAAAGGCTAACAATACCAAAATAGACGAGTATCTTAATCAATTTGCTATGTTTAGTGACGATACTTCCAAAGAGTCAAAATACATTTTATCCGCAATCGAGGAATACAGGAGAAGCGCAAAAAAGTTAAGAGAGTATTTTAATAGGGTATTTGATTCTATTGAAGCATTAGGCAGCCCAAACCAAGTTAATATGTTTGGAGAGAGTCACGATATAAACAAGCTTGAGATACTGGATAATGCTTATTTAAGGGGTGATGGAGATTATGAACAGGGAACAATTGAACAAGTTATTTGGGATAGACCCCAAGAGATCGAAAGAAGTAGCAGAGTATCTGAGACCACGGATAGAAGCATTGAAACAAAAGAGGGCAAAGCAACAGAAGGCAAACAGCACAAAACGATAAAACCGTCCGATGTTGACGATGCTGAAATATCCGGATACGCACCTGTGCAAGAGGCATCTCTTCCCAAAAGTGAAGTGCAGACTGTTCCAGCTCCATCAGTTGGACCTGCACCGGTAATGGCAAAAGGCGATAGTATTGAGGTTAAATATTCAGACTACATTAAGGGCAAAAAAGAACTTCCAAGCAATACGGAGGTTCTTAAAGCTATGCTTGAAGAAATAGAGAGCGAGACAGACGATGCAATAAAGGTGAACCTGCAACAATTTGCAAAAAAGATAAAGAAACAACTTAGCAAGGTCTATTCAAATACTTTCGTTAATTCAGGCATTGCGGCAGAATTAGGGCTTGACTCAAACGATTTTGAATATGTGGTTAAGAGCGAAACTGAACAATTGGAAGAAGCGCACGATAGGATTAACACAGACAGGAAAGGTGAAATTGACAGAATACTCAATGCTGAAACATTCGATTATAACGATGTGAATATTAGCATGGAGATATTGAACGAGGAAATGTCAAAGCCTGAAAACGAACGAGACTATGAACTTATCAAGGCTCTTTCCCCGAAAACAAGAGAAGCCGGTACATTCGGAGGAAGAATCGTACAGGCCTATGCAAAATATACGAGAACCCCGGCAGAAGTTTTAGATTTAATACAACGTGGCGCGAATGAAGTTGAAGATGAGTTTGACAAAAAAAGCAAGGACAGATTCAAGAAAAAACAGGAAACAAAAGATTTTTCTGACGGAATAGACAAAGCTGAAAAGGATGCCACCAAACACGCCGTAGACGAGTTTTTTACCGGACATGGTACTGATTACACGTATAACTCCGAAAGCAGCAGAAAAGGGCAAACAGACAGCAAAGAACGGCAGGAATCAAGAAGTAAGAAGAAAACTGATATAGATATAAATACAAGCGAACAAGATGCAGAGGTATCAGCAGCGCAATTACTTGCAAACAGGATAGAAAACTATATCACAGAAAAGAAACCTCAACAAACGGATATTCTCAGGGATATGGTAAACGAATTATTTAAGGTTGCACAGGAAAGCCCGATTGAGGGGCAGAAAGCACCGTTAAGGAACAAATATGAACTGCTCAAGGCAGCTATTGCCAACAGAGAAGTATACAGGGATGCATGGGAAAAGGCGAAATGGATCGTTGGTGAAAAATATAAAGGGCAGAGCGATAAACTTGAATTGCTTGACAAATACTTTGAAAACGAACCAAGGCGTATGTTCGCTAACAAAACAATTGACAAGGTTATAAACGATGCCATTAGCAAGAACAAGATCAATGTAAACGACTTTATAAATGCGGACAGCAACGTTAGGAAGAACCTTGTTAATTTTATTATGGATGAGGCGGGATTTAAGGGTAATGATGTCACTTTGTTTAGTGGCTATCTTGATTCGAGGATTCAGGAAATACAAAAGGAGTGGGAACAAAAGAGACTTGAGCGAACAACCTTAAAGACGCACGAACAGCAAATAAAATATATCGGTGAGATGATTAAAAATAAGCTTAGTCGACCGTTTGCATTTGACAAGGTTAATGATGCATTGAAAAAAGCTTTAACAGACAACAATATCAAAATATCAGAAATTGCTAAGAATTATTACACTACCGGAAAAGTGAACCAAAAGGCGATAGTTGACTACTTCATTGACAAGAGCGGTTTACAGGGGCAGGATGCAGACTTACTAAGGAACTATTTATACCAGAGAATGCAAACGCTTAGAAAAGAATACAATGCCAAGTTTATTGAACAACTGCTAAAAGACAAACCGAAAAGCTACAACAAGAAAACCTTTGTAGATAGAGTTATGGAACTTATAAACACTGGTGCTCTGCAGAACGATAAAGTTAAAGACTTGATTCGCTTAAAGTATGATTTGCCTGTACTCGAAAATTCAGATATCCAAGCCATTATTGAGAAAATGAAAAAGTATGATTCTCTTACTGACGGACAGGAAAAAGAAGATGCATACCGTGAAGCACTGCAAGTATTTGCGGACAAGCTACCTGTTTCCGCTGTGGAAAAAGTGGTTGCGTGGCGACGTATGGCAATGCTTTTAAACACACGCACATGGATGAGGAATATCGGCGGCAATCAATTGCTAAAAATGGTATATAAGGGTTCTGATACATTGGCGCAGCTTATTGAATTGAGCCTGCCAATTGAAGAACGTACAAAGGCGATAGGTTGGGCGAAAGATAAAGCTCTTGTAAAGACGGCGCAGGATTCGTGGGAACTCAACAAGAATGAAGCAATGATGGGATCAAGATGGCAGTTAGGTACATTAAGCGATTTACAGGCACTAAAGCCGATATTCAAAAACAATAAACTTAACAAACTTTCTGAATTCTCTTACAGAATGCTTGAAGCGCAAGATGCATGGTTTATAAAGGCAGCGTATATAGATTCAATGGGGCAATTTATGAAAGCGAGGGGGCTTACAGAGGTAACAGAGGATGCGGTACAATATGCAATCAGGAGATCACAGGAAATGACATTTAGAGACCCTTCAAAGATAGCAGATATAATAAATAAAACCAAACGGATTACAGGGATAGGTCTTGTGGTTGAGACTCTTATACCGTTTGTTAAAACACCTATTAATATTACGAACAGGGCTATTGAATACTCTTTGTTGGGGCTTGGCAAGATGGCCGTACAAAAAGATGCTACCAGAGCGGCACGGATTGAAAGTTCGGCAAAAGCTATAACAGGAACCGGCATAATGGCGTTAGGTATGTTGTTGTCGTTGCTGGGGTATGCGAGAGCTGAAAGAGAACCGCAAAAGAATGTTGAAGCATTGAAAAAGTCTGCTGGAGAAATGCCAAACTCAATTATTACACCATGGGGAAGCTACACATTTGATTGGGGTCAGCCTGTGGCGGCAGCCTTGGCTATGGGTATATCAATCATGGAGAGTATTAAATCAACGGATAAAACGGCATGGGAGGCAATATATGATGCTGTGGCAGTTGGTGGAGATAGCATACTTAATCAATCCGTCTTACAAAACATAAAATCTTTCTTAGGTGGGTACTATTCGAGTACATCAGAAGCGCTTATGAGTATACCAGGTGATTTTCTTGTTGAGCAAAACATACCCTCATCACTGGGCGCAATTGCGAGGTCTATCGACAGCACAAAAAGAGCGTCATACGGAGATGGCTCGTTGGGTATTGAAAAGTTTATCCGTCAAAATGCTGCAAAGATACCCGGGGTATCGCTTTTACTTGAACCGGAAATAGATGTGTTTGGCAATGAAGTTAAACAGGGCAATGTAATAGAACAGTTTTTAAGCCCCGGATTATTTGCCAAGAAGTCAGACGACCCGGTGTATCTGGAAGTTATACGAGTATACAAGACGGCGGGAAAAGATACAAGAAACTTTTTACCGAGCGGCGTTGACAATGGAAAGTTTTCTGTTGACAAGGTTGAGTACAAGCTAACTCCCAAGGAATATACAGAGTTCAAGCGTAGCATGGGTAAAGCATATTATAATGGTATTCAAAACCTTATGAAAAACAGCACGTATAAGAGGGCAAGCGATACCGTGAAAGCCAATATGATAGCTCAAAAAGCAGTAGATGCATATAACCGACAGAAAAAGAAATATGCAAGGAGTAAAAAATAGAGCACCACCGCCCCGAGAAATCGGGGTTTTACACTGCATACAGAATATTAAAATGAAGCGGTGGTGCAAATTTGGCACTCCGCCCGATGGTGCAAATTTGGCACTAAGGCGGAGGTGCAAATTTGGCACACATATATAAGAATAGATATATAATTAAGAATTAGATAGTAAACATCTAAGATTTAGTAAATAACATACCTCCACTTGAAGTGGAGGAACGATAAAGGAAACGGAGGCTGAAAAGATGGGTTGTCACACATTTTTTTTCAAGTCAATAACCAGAACAGAAAAGATTGAGCACGAGAAAACAGAAGATTGCGGCATCATAATTAAACACGATGGAAGTTTCTATGAAACAATAAACGATTACCACGATGTTTTCAGGGTAAAGCACTATCCGCGAAAGACAATACACAGCTTACGGGAATTGCGCCGATGGTTACGAAAGGATTATTTTAAACTGTCTTTGCAGCAGACTCAGACTTTGCGAGAGTATTGGAGTAAATACCCGGGAGGGATAATAAGATTTGGTTAGACACTCACTCATACAATTTTGACCTTATCGCCTCTTTGTATGCTTTACGGTATACATGAGAGGTGATTTTTTATGCCATTAGTAAACCTACCAAACATAAGGAATGATGCAGCAAGCGACCAGCAGAATATACAATATCTAACTGACGCCTATTATAAGCTGCGTAAAGAACTTGCTTTTCTTTTAGGCAATCTCGACAGGGATAATGTTGTAGAGGCTCAAAGCGTTGTTGCTGATTGGGTTTATGCAGGAAATATAGTTACAGATCAGATTGTGGCGGGAGAAGCGAAAATAAGCGTTGCATTAATAGAGGATTTGATTGTTGGCGGGAATGTTGCGATGGGACCTTATGCGGCTATATCATGGGGGCAGGTGACAGATGCAGATACATATTCACTTGCGGCGTGGACTGCAAGCGGTTACGCTACTCATATGGATGCTAACGGGATTTATACCGGTACAGTGGCAGCCAATAAGATTTTAATTGGCGGAGAGAATGGGAGTATAAGCTTTGTTAATTTAAGCGATAAGCCTTTTATTCCTGACGATGCATACATTACAACAATAACAAAAGATACAATAACTACAGCTTATATAAATGCGTTAGAGATAACTGTGAAGGCTGCAAATATAAGCGGTGTATTGACAGCAGATCAAATTACAACTAATATTGCGCAAGTAAACAGCACATTGCAATTGGGTAGTACGGTAGGTACAGGAAGAACAATAATATTCGGGAGTAATGCAAGTATTGCGAATCCGGTCAATACAGAGAATTTAACTATATCTGCATTTTATAGAATAGATTTAGATGCTCAAAATGGAGCGTATGTCAATAATTCAAAAATAGCGACTGAATCATGGGTATCAGACAATTTTGCATCTGACGTACATTCACACTCATATGTCACATTTAGTGCGTTGAATACTGAAATAAACAAGGCGATGACATCGCACCTTAATATGTACCACGCTACATAAATAAATAGGGGCTTATTCAGCCCCTTTATTTATTAATTATCGGCATGATATTTTCAATATAATAATCAAGCTCGACACAATAAGTTCCGTACACATTTGTTATCGGGACGTCATCTAAAATAACTTCATCTGTAGGATAAACAATGCCCGGTGTTCTATCTGTAACTGTTAGGTCTAACTTCGTAAGTTTAATCGTGCCGTCATTACATTTGCCAAAACGATAACCGATTGCATACGCTTTGTCGCCGATATCTCCAAAGGATACATATTGTTTACTATCCATCATTCTGATTTCAAACCCATCTGGTGTTTTCGGTTTTTCCGGCTCTATTACTTTCACTATTTCTTCCCTTCCTTCCACTTGTAGACTTTGTTCCGGTATCGGCGTGATATACACCGTTTTTTGCTCAATATCAATCACGGTTGTTTTGGTGTTTGCGTCAAAATCCACCTTGGCAACAACCCCGCCAAAGTCATTTAATGCTTTTACTAAGTCCGCAATGGAGTAATAATTCCTGCCGTACTGTTCACCCTCAAGCTCAACGGTAACGATTCTTAAATCCTGTACAGGTTTACCGTTTATCGCAAGTTTCAAGTCTGGGTTGAAGTATGAATTTCTAATGGCGTCGGCTCCGAATGCAACACTTGATGTAATTAAAATGCCAATTATTAAGCCTGTTACGATTCCTTTCTTCACGATAAAAACCTCCGTTCGATATGATTATATTAAGTTATGACAACGCCGAGTGACATAATTAGTTTCACCTATAATGTACCACAATATCCCTTAATGCGCAAATTTTCTTGTAACTATGAGCACATAAATCATTTTGACCTTTACCACAACCGCACTGTGCGATTATTAGTGTGAGGGGAGTGGATTCGATTGGATATTAAGCTTAGCGAAAAAGCAGTAAGCAACCTTGTGACTTTTTTAAAGAGGGTTGACCTTAAAGGTGTGGAGGTGTCCGCATTTAACGAGATAATGCTGGCAATACATGAAGCTGCGACGGCGGCAGAATCAAGCCAAAAAGAAAAAGTTGCCGAAAACGCAAAACCAAAGTAAGGGAGATGATATACTGTAGTTAAAAACATAGACAAATGTGTTTATATGTGATAAGATGTACTCATAATAGAAGGGAGACAAAATATTATGAGTAATTATAAACCAAAAGAGTTTGCAGAAATGGTTGGTGTATCCGTGAAAACATTGCAAAGATGGGACAGAGAAAGCAAATTAATTGCGCAAAGAACCCCCACAAATAGAAGATATTATACCCATAGGCAGTATGTTGATTATATGGGTATAGTACAACAGACAAAAGGAAAGACAATTATTTACACTAGGGTTTCTACAACTAATCAAAAAGATGATTTAAAAAATCAAGTAGAGTTTTTAAGGCAGTATGCTAACGCTAAAGGAATTATTATAGATGAAGTGTTTGAAGATATTGGTTCAGGACTAAATTATACCCGTAAAAAATGGAACAAACTTTTAGAAGACTGTATGCTGGGGTTAATTAAAACAGTATTAATAGCACATAAAGACCGTTTTGTCCGCTTTGGCTATCAATGGTTTGAGCAGTTTCTAAAATCAAATGGTGTGGAAATTATAGTTGTGAATAATGAAACCTTGTCACCAGAAGAAGAAATGATACAGGATTTAATTAGTATTATACATGTTTTTAGTTGTAGAATATATGGATTGCGTAAATACAAAAAACAAATACGAGAGGATGGTGAATTATGCGAGCATACAAAACAGAAATAAACCCAACTCCAGAACAAAAGCAAATAATTCATCAAACGATTGGTGTTTGTAGATATGTTTATAATTTTTATTTAGCTTACAATAAAGAGATCTATAAAACAGAAAAACGTTTTGTATCAGGAATGGATTTTTCTAAATGGTTAAACAATGAGTTTATTCCTAATAATCAAGAATATATTTGGATTAAGCAAGTTGGAAGTAAAGCAGTAAAAAAGTCTATCATGAATGCAGAAACAGCTTTTAAAAGATTTTTTAAGAAACAATCCGATTTTCCTAAATTTAAGAAAAAAGGAAAAAGCAATGTAAAAGCATATTTTCCTAAAAATAATAAAACTGATTGGACAATAGAAAGACATAGATTAAAAATACCAACATTGGGATTTGTGCAGTTAAAAGAAAAAGGTTATATCCCAACAAACGCAAAGGTAATGAGTGGAACAGTTTCAATGTATGCCGGGAGGTATTATGTATCAGTATTAGTTGACGAACAAACTTCTATTACAGTACAAAACAATAATAATGGCATTGGTATTGATTTAGGAGTAAAAGAATTTGCAACAATGAGTAACGAGGTTACAAAAAGAAATATTAATAAAACAAGTCAAGTTAAAAAACTTGAAAAGTCACTTAAGCGTGAGCAGAGATGTTTAAGTAGAAAATATGAAAATAAAAAGAAAGGAGAAGCTACGATTTCTGCAAAAAATATAGATAAACAAAAACTCAAAGTCCAGAAACTTCATCAAAGACTTACAAACATACGTAAAGATTATATTAAAAAAATAGTAAGTGAATTGGTAAAAGCCAAGCCAAATTATATTACTATTGAAGATCTTAACGTAAAAGGTATGATGAAGAATAGGCATTTATCTAAAGCGGTTGCACAACAGAATTTTTATTATTTCAGAACACAGTTAGAATCAAAATGTAAGCAATACGGAATTGAATTAAGGGTAGTTTCAAGATGGTATCCCTCAAGTAAAACTTGTGCTTGTTGTGGATATATCAAGAAAGATTTAAGATTATCTGATAGAGTTTATATTTGTGATGATTGCGGATTTGAAATTGATAGAGATTTAAATGCAGCAATTAATTTGATGAATGCAAAAGAATATGCAATAGCTTGTTAAAATTGCTATGCATATATGTACCGTGGGCTACACGGGAATTTACGACTGTGGAGTGTTTAGAACCTGTAGTAGAATTTATTCGAGGCAGAACACGTTGAAGCAGTAATATTCTGGATATAGCAAATGAGTATATTTGTCTATGTTTTCAGTAGCAGTGGTATAACCGTGGAAACATACAATAACAACATAAATCTTACCAAGCACCCAGACATAATTAATGCGTCTATGAAAGTAACGCAAAATGACAAAGACACAAATGAAATAGTCGTTAGGGTATTTAACAATGACGGCACTGAAATTGATTATTCAGGCATTTCTACTGCTCAGATATTATTTACAAAGCCCGACTATCGAACAGTACAAGGCAACATGACAGTGCGAGAAAATGACCTGTATTACAAGATGGGCACAAACGAAATAGCTTGCACAGGCAAAGTTGTTGCACAGGTGCAGTTATTAGGAGCAGATGGAGCACGTCTAACTGTGGGCGGGTTCAGGTTTGAAGTAATACAAGACCCTGTTACGCCTTGGTCAGTGCAGAGCACAAGTGAGTACGGGATTTTACAACAACTAGTGGCAGACCTTGAGGCCATCGATGTGGTTGATCTGACAAATCAGTTTAATGCGCATAAGGCAGAAAGTGCGGCGCAAATAGAAAACATAAAAGGATACATCGGCTACACAAGCAATGACATATACGGTATAGAAGTCGATATCCCGAACAATACAATAGTGAGACTTGCCGGAGCGGTTGGAAAATCGGCGGGAGTGGGTTTCGACAACGTTAAAACCTTTGGTGGCAGACGCAGATGCAACCTTGCAGATGATAGAACAGTCTTAGCTTATTATGGCGATGCAGGCTACAAAGAAGATGGCACAAACGGTCAAGTTATGGTTGAGCAACCAAAATTTTATTACAAACGGGTACCACTCATACTTGAGCCTATCCAGGACGGTACAGGGTATCATTTGCGTAAATGGCGTGATTATGTTTCAGATTATCCAAAAGCGGGGTTTAAAGTGCATCCTGCTTTTATCCGTGACGGAGTTGAATACGACAAAATTTACTATCCGGCGTATGAAGGTAGTATATATGATACATCGGCAGGGGCTTATTTATTAGCAGATGAACAGATAGCAGATTTTAACGCCGATAAATTATCCAGCATTGTTGGAGCGAAACCTGCAAGTGGATTATCGCAAAACCTGACAATTGTAAACACACGGAAACTTGCCAACAACCGTGGCGAAGGATGGCAGCAGATAGATATCATAGCCCATTATGCAGAAGTGTTGCTAATGTCTATTGAATACGCAACGTTCGATGAACAAACAGCAATAGGACAAGGCGTAGTCACTTTTGCAGACGATGCTGCATCTAATATGGCAGTTAATACAGGTGCAACATCTTTTCTTGGGAATGCAAGTGGCATGGCACCTGGAACTAACGGTAAGGTATCAATCTCTTATCGTGGGCGTGAAAATGGCTGGGGTAACATTTGGAAGTGGAATGATGGCTTAAACATAGAATGTAAAGGCATCCATGAAGCTTATTGGGCAGACAGTAATTTTGTAAGCGATATTAAAACAGAGCCTTATAAACCGTGTGGGTTCACACTTGCAAAAACAAACGGGTATATCAGCGCAATAGGCTATCATCAAGATTGTGACTTCATGTACATCCCGAGCGAAACGCTCGGGGCGAGTAACAGACCGTTAAACGATTATTTTTATCAGAATAACGAATACAATGGTTTCTTGGTCGCTCATCTCGGTGGCAGTTGGGATAGTGGCTCGTATGCGGGGGCGTGCTATCTGCGTGCGACTAATTCCTCGGGTACTCGGTATCGGAGTCTCGGCGGGGGCTTGCTTTGTATACCCCAAAAATAACAAAAAAATAAAAGTATAAATATATAGGCAAGTAAAATAGCGGTTTCTTAGTCACTCATCTCAGTGGCAATTGGAATAATGACTCGAATGCAGGGACGTACTATCTGAATGCGAATAATTCCTCAGGTAATCGGAATCGGAATATCAGCAGGGACTTACTTTGTGTAAATTTTTATTGTGAATATTTTACTTGCCTTGGCTCTTGCCAAAATACACAACTACATCAAAAAACTGTGTAAGTAGGTTAATTCTCGAAAACTCGGTATTAGAACACAAAGCAAAGGAGAGTTATGAAAAGGTACGGAAATATTTACGAAAAAATTTATGATTATGAAAATTTAAAGTTAGCTCACAAAAATGCGAGAAAGAATAAGACTTTTTATGAGGAAGTTAAAAAGGTAGACAGTAACGAAGAAGAGTATTTGATACAATTGCAAAATATGCTCATCTGGAAGACTTACAAAACAAGCCCTTATGAGATATTTACGGTATGCGACAAAGGTAAAGAAAGAGAAATATACAAATTGCCATACTTCCCGGATAGGATATGTCAATGGGCGATAATGCTTCAGATAGAGGATGTATTCCTTAAAACTTTTGTTGATTTTAGTTATGCATCTGTACCAAACAAGGGAATTCATGCAGCGTTTAAATTACTTAATAAATATATGAAAGACAAGGAAGAAACAGTGTATTGCCTTAAACTTGATGTTAGAAAGTTTTTTCCTAACATAGACCATAAGATACTTAAAAATCTACTGAGAAAGAAGATAAAAGACAATGATTTACTTTGGCTGCTTGATAATATAATAGACAGCATTGAAGGCAGCAAAGGTGTTCCCATAGGCAACTATACGTCCCAATACTTTGCGAACTTCTATCTCACATATTTCGATCATTGGTTAAAAGAAGAAAAGGGCGTTAAATATGTAATAAGATACATGGATGATATTGTGATTTTACACAAGAGTAAAGAATATTTACACTTGCTAAAAACAGAAATAGATACGTATTTACGATGTGAGTTGGATCTCGAAATAAAACATAACTGGCAGGTATTCCCGACAAGAACCAGAGGGATAGATTTTGTAGGCTATAGGCATTTTGGTGATTATATTCTTCTCCGAAAGTCAACGGCTAAGAGAATGAAAAAGAAATGCAGAAAAATATTAAAGAAATGTAAGCAGGGTGAAATGCTAAGTTATTCGGACTGGTGCAGTATAAATAGCCACAAGGGATGGATTATGTGGTGTAACAGTCACAACCTGACTGAAAAATATATTAAACCATTAGAAACGTATGCAGAAAAATATTATAGAGAGGTGATTTTGAATGACGGTAAGAGGAACAATGATAAAAGTAAAGCCAATTGAGGTTTTACAAGACAAGGTATATATACGAAAAAATATTGTTAAGATTGATGAAGATGGCGAAGAAGGATTTAATGGCTGGGAATATGAAGAGACTGCTTTACCAGTTGAGCAATATTTGTCCGCTGTTGAAGTTATTGGGATGCAGATAACAAATTTACTATTGGAGGTGTAATATAGAATGTATGAATGGTTAAAGTATGTTTATCCAATGAGCATGGCAACATTAGAGCAATGTGAAAAGGCTGTTCAGAAAAGTAAAATAACAGTTGAACAATTTAAGGAGATTACTGGGCAAGATTATCCCGTGACGGTAGAGTGAAACGGTTTTCGGATTTTGCTCATGTAAATACAGCAATCATCGGAGACAAGATTAAAATTGAAGATGTGTTGAGCAAGGAAATTGAAGTTATAGGCTATAAAATAAATGACAGTAAGTACAAGAAAAAAGATAACGACAAAGTATTAACTTTGCAATTTAAGCTAAATGGTGAAGATAGAATATTGTTTACAGGTTCAAACGTTTTAATGGAGCAGATTGAAACATATAAAGATGAATTACCTTTTCTTGCGAAAATTGAGAAAGTTAATAAATTTTATACGTTTACTTAAGTCGCATAAGGATTAAAGGGCGTAACAAACAATTTGCTTTTCATGCTTGTATGTAGAACTATTGTTTGATATAATAAAGACAAGGTCTTTGTTATAAATATTTGCATATAACAAAGGGAGCCTCGGTTGCCGCCGAGAAACTCCCTCACACAGACCCCTACATAGGAGGGTAACTGTGCTTCTATATTCTATTATACATTATACCTCCTATGCAATTCAATAGGAGGTTTTTAAATGAAAGAAGAAATTATCATTAAGGTGCTGGATAAGGCGTCGGCATTTCTGAACCAAGAAAACATCCAAGAACTCCGGAACATTTTAGAAGAGGAATTGTATAACTGTACTATTTCCCCGACCTGTACTGCGCTGTCGGTAATTAATGACATGCCGGGTAGAGTGATGCTATTTTTAGCTGCAAAAAAACTTGATGGCTGCTCAAAAATCACTATCGAAAATTACGCCCGGATACTTCAAAAATTTTGCGGTGTAGTCCACAAGGACGTTGAGCAAATTGATAGCATGGATATCCGGCGGTATTTGGCATTGTACTCTAAGAGTGGAGTCAAAAACAGTACCCTGGCGACAATCATTAGTTGCTTAAAAAGCTTTTTTGGATGGCTTGAAAATGAAGAGTATATAACCAAGTCCCCGATGAGAAAAATAAAAAACATCAAGGTTGAAAAGCGGGTCCGGAAAGCTTTAACCCGTGAAGAATTAGAAATGCTCCGGGATGCTTGCCGATCGCTGCGGGAAAAGGCGTTGGTTGAATTTTTTTACTCCACCGGCTGCAGGTTGGATGAAGTACAAAAGTTAAACATTGCGGATGTGGATTGGAACAGTGGAAAGGCAATGGTCATCGGGAAAGGCGACAAGGAGCGACCTGTTTATCTAAACGCTAGAGCAATCTTGCACCTTACAAAATATCTTACTTCCAGGAGTGATAATAATACAGCTCTATTCGTTGGGAGTAGAAAACCACATGAAAGACTTGGTCGGAGAGCAATAGAACGGACATTTACGAGCCTGGGGGAACTGGCTGGAATAAGCAAGGCGGTGTATCCTCATCTCCTGAGGCATACCACTGCATCAACTATGTTGCAAAATGGTGCATCATTGGCAGAGGTACAACATTATCTCGGGCACGATTCGCCGACAACCACGCAAATTTACGCCGAGATGGATACCCAGACAATAAAAATGAGCCACTTGAAACATGTAATTTAATATTATTTGACCTTTACTAACCAATAAACAAAGTAACCTATAGTTGAAAATACCAATGAAAGAGGGGAATCATTTTATGGAAAATATCAACTCAACAAAGGTTGCAATACTCGGATTTGTTGGTGCAGTTGGTGCATTTATATCAAATCTGTACGGAGGATGGGATGCCGCTTTGACCACATTAGTTATTTTTATGGGGATCGACTATCTCACAGGTTTGATTGTTGCTGGCGTGTTCAATAAATCCGGCAAGTCAGAAAACGGCGCTCTTGAAAGTCGGGCTGGATGGAAAGGTCTATGCAGAAAAGGTATGACATTGCTTATTGTGTTAGTGGCTGTCAGACTGGATATGATTGTTGGCACAGATATCTTGAAAGATGGTGTTGTTATTGCCTATGTCACGAACGAGACCTTATCAATTATTGAAAATGCCGGATTGATGGGAATACCGATACCTAAGATTATTAAAAAAGCTATTGATGTATTGCAGAAAAAGTCAGAAGGTGAACAGGCGTGAGCTACATAGTAGAGAATAACATTCAGCTATCAAAGAATTTTAAACTGTCAGAATTCGCTTGCAAACATTGTGGCAAGATTGCATTGGATATGCGGCTTGTTGAAGTTCTACAAAAGATGCGTAACAGGATAGGCAGGATAGAGATTCCGATTGCATACCGGTGCCCGACATTCAACAAGCAAGTTTGCGCTAACGATCCTAAGGCTAACCCGAATTCGTACCATATGTACGGAATGGCAGCAGATATCCATTGCGGCCATGAATATAATGAAGCTTTGCGGGATATAGCAATTGAATGCGGTGCTACCGGTGTAGGCTTGTATGACACGTTTATGCACGTTGACGTTGGAGATAAACGACAATGGGATTACCGGACAAAGAAATACAAGCATTACAAGGCGCACGGTGCCGATGTGATTGAAGTTGATCCCTTGCTGCTATCGCACATTTGGATGCAAGGTAGCAGAAAGAAAACACCGGCAGAACTGGTTAAGACCATTCAAAATTTTGTCAACTGCTGCTTTTATGGCGGTGACGACAAGCCATTTAGGCTGGTTATCCAGGACGGCTTGGTTGTATCGCCGTTCATGGACTATGACGATATTGAAAAATCTAAGAAGGGCACATTCATTGTTTATAAGGATGGCTCCACGGTCGTCAAAACGGTAGGTAAAAACGATTTTAAGTCGCTTGACATATCTAATATCAAATTAGCGTTCCAAGGCTTTAATTTCAATTATGAAGCCAATGGCAGCAAGAATTTGATTAGCAGCATGAATAAAGAGGGTTGGAATGACGATATCCATAACCGTAATTGCTTGCGTCCGGGATTCGGCTACAACTACAAAACTGGCAAGGTTGTTATTGCTGTCAAGAAAACCAACGCCAAAGGATTAAGAACCCTTATGCGTAACTTAGGCTGCATTACGAAAGACAATGACACTTGTGGCATCGGCGGTGACTCCGGCGGCAGTATTGCATTAGCTGTGGGCGGCAAATTGATACACGATGGGAAAAGAAAACAGGTAAGTATATTAACATTTTAGTTAACGAAGGGAGGTATTTTTATGCAAGAAATATTAGTTTATGCAGGCATTCCGGCAGTATTCCTTATCATAGGTGTTGCCGAACTCTTGAAAAAGGTTGGGGTTAATGCAAAATTTATTCCTATTGTCAACGTGGTTCTTGGTCTGGTGGCTGGAATTGCATTGAATCCTAACGATGTCATGGCGGGCGTATTTACAGGGCTTGCAGTCGGTCTTTCTGCCGGTGGTCTTTATTCCGGCACAAAGAATGTAAAGGAAGGCATTCAAAAGTAATGTGTTTCAACACAGCCGCTTCAAACGAGGCGGCTTTTCTATTTTATTCTGATTGGAGATGAAAATTATGCTTGAAAAAGGTATTGGAATAGATGAAATTGCCGTTGGTGCAAATATTGGAATAACCGACCATGCTAAATGGCAACCAAAATGGAAGATTGAGAAATACGACGGTAACATGAATCTATATGCGGTTGAAGAAATCGAAGGTAATTTGCTTTTAACGGAAGGTATTGGTGAGTTTATGAAAGCGGCTTGCGGCATTGCCGGCGCAACTGCTTTTAACAATGCGAATGCCTATATCGGTGTTGGCGACGGAACAACGGCGGCGAGTGCTACTCAAACGGGATTAGTTGGTCCAAACAAGACTTACAAACCTATGGACGCTACATATCCGCAGGTATCAGGGCAAACTGTTACTTTTAGGGCGACATATGGTCCCAATGACGGTAACCACAACTGGCGTGAATTTACAGTTGCAAACGGCAATTCTGATTCTGCTAAAAACCTCAATCGTAAAGTCGAATCGGCGTTAAGGACGAAGGTTAATCCTGACACATGGATAGTACAGCTCCAGATATCTATCTCTTAAGGTGGTGAATTTATATGGCTAAAACAAATTGGCAAGACCCAAAAACAGGGGAAATTATATCTCCGCAAATATCCGGGCTTCAAGAGGCTGTTGGCAAGCTTGAAGATTCTATTGGCATGGATACGGTGTCGGAAACAGGCATACCGCTTACAGAAGTGTTTATATCTAATGACGACAGGTATAGGATATTCCAACCACCCGAAGGTAAGCGTAATTGGGTTAATGATCCCGTACCCGTGATTAAAAAAAATGGTATTATTATATCGAGCGACTTTTGGATCGAGTATGGCGGCGGGGCAGTTGTTTTCACAACGCCTGTCACGGATTCCGATGTGCTTACTGCTGATGCAACATATACCAAAAGAAAGACTGGCGCACTGTCAAAAAGTATCCGTTTTACAATTGGTACATCAACAGCTGGTTGGACTTCTAATGACTGCGATTACTTATGTGATGGCACTGCCGATGATGTGGAGATTAATGCTGCAATTACTGCATTACCTACAACTGGCGGTGAGATTGTAATCCTTGACGGGACTTATAATATTACGGCTAGGATTGATGTAAGTAAAGAAAATGTAACTTTAAAAGGCAACGGTAACGCTACTGTCTTAAAAAGAATGTTTGGGAGCGAGACTAAGAATGGGCTTGTTGAAATCTGGGCTCCATGCAAAATTGAATACATTAAATTTAATGGCAATAAAAATACTTATTCTGAAACCGCTAACGCTGGTATCTGTATTTATAATAGTAGTGATGTAAGAATAAATTGTTGCAGTATTGAATTTTGTAGCGGTGACTCCATTTGTGTAGATGTGCTTTCTTATAATATCATTATAACATGTAATACATGTTATTATAATAAAACAGGTATTTATATAAAAGAATCCAAAGACAATATTGTTACGAATAATATCTGTATGGATAATGATATTGGCATTTGCTTAGAACTCTCAGCTTCAACTATTATAACAGGGAATACTTGCATCCGTGGGAACAGTTACCCAGGCGATTATTTATCAGATCAGCATACGATAAGATTAATTAACTCATCACGTAATACAGTTACAAACAATAACTGTATGGGCAAGGCGCCTATTTTTAGCGGAGGCACAGGCAATTCAGTTCATAATAACAAATGGAATGAAACAGATGATTTTACTGATTTAAAGGCAGAAGTTACTGCGCATATGGCAGAAAGTGCGGCGCAAATAGAAAACATAAAAGGATACATCGGCTACACAAGCAATGACATATACGGTATAGAAGT